TTTATTTTTTCTAATGATGCTATCCATAATATTAAATTTTTCTTATTTTAAACTCATTTAATATGTTTTGGATATTTTTAACACCTTTAAAAAAGAAACCTACTTCATCATCTGCTTCAAATCTACCTAATTGATCTATTTTTTTTAGTTTTTCATCTGATATTTCTATTACTTGTGAAATTTTATCAAGGTATTTCATATATTCTACTAATATATCTTCTTGCTGTTCATTTTTTTTCATTAGATTTAATGTAGTAAATCCTAATACTACTACTAATGCTGATAAAATTGATATTATTATTATTTCCATATTATAAATTATCTAACATACTTTTTAGTCCTGGGCTTGATAAATTACCGAGTGCTTTAGATTTTGTTGTTTTTTTATTTTTTAATGTAAAATTTTCTTTTGCTTTATTATTATCCCCTTTAAATTTAGGTAACCACTCTTTTTCAAATTCAATTCTAGCAGCCATCATATCAGCTTGATGTAAAATAAAAGGTAAAGAAGTTCTTGGTTTTTGTTCTGGCATAAATCCTTTTAGGTATTTATCATTAGCAGAATCATATAAACCATCATGAGTTTGTATTGCTACCATTTCATTAAAACTATATTTTATATCATGAGATTGGAGTAAATATAAAGTTCTATCTGGAACAGATGCGAATGGTACTTTATTATTAAACATATAATCTTCTCCTAATTTTTCTCTTCTCCATTTATCAGTCTGAGGGATATAAGAATCTTGGTCTTCACTACCCATTTTTCCTAAATCGTGATTTATTGCTGAAAATACTAATTCTTCAATTGTAAAAGTATTAATATCTGCTCCTTCTTCTTTCCATAATTCATATTGTTTAAGAGCACATCTAACTACTCTATTAACATGATCTATATAACCCCCGGGAAATGCATTATGGTATTCTTTCTTATGGGCTGCGGGCATTAACATTAAACGTTCTTGAAATTTAGTATAAAATGATAATAATTGTGTTTGTCTATCACCCTTAATATATTTTATTATATTAGAATGGAATGTTTCCCAATTTTTTTGTATTTGTTCTGCTGATAGTTTCATAACCTTTTAATTTTTACATTGTTTCTTGTTCACGCTCAATAAATCTTCTTAAATTTGATGATGTATCTTGTAGATTATCAATTACTGATTTAAATTCATTAGCGTCTGCCCCTGGTCTACTTAAAATAAAAAGTAATTTTTTAAAATCACTATCTAGTTTATCAATTAATCGGGTGCACGTCGTTTTATTTCTCATAATTTTTATTATTTAGTATTATTCTATGTTCATATTATACATTTTATATCCTATATCTCTCATATTTATAATATCTATAATATATTTTATATTAATATTTATGTACCTTAATACCTTTATATTAATTTATATCCAAGATATATAAAATTATTGGGGAATCCAAGTTATTTTGAAAGATAATCGAGAATTTTTTGAAGGTGAGCACATTTTTCATATTCTTCTGTTTCTATATAAAAACTAATGCCTAATTTTAGTGAAGTATCTAAATATTCATCTGCATAAGTGTCAATACCTTTTAAGTGTTCTTTTTTAGAAATATCTATTTTTTTTATATAACTCCATGCTCTATTATAAGTAACATACTCACCAGCTTCTTTAACATCACCTAAATCTAATTCTTTATTGGATTTTTGAAAAAATTTAATTATTTTTTTATTAAAATTTACGTGATTTAATATTAATTTTTTATACATTCCAACCCAATAAGTAGGTGTATTTTTAAAATCAATAAAAGCTTTATCATTAGCAATTCCTTGCAAATCATCATTGGAACTAAATAAATGAAATATGTGATCTAAATTTACCATATATCATAAATATATAAACTAATAATAAGTTATCCAAATAATCCCCTAAAGGATCCACCTCCACCGGGCTTTAACGACTTGCCCTGTTAAATGCCGTTTAGCTAGAGTGCTTTATTAAGCAGCCATTGCTAGTTCAACTTGTTCGCCAGTTATGCGTATGATCTTCATTATACCCTTACTTTCTGTCAAATCCATTCACCCCCTATTTTTTAATTTATTAGTGGAGGTGGTGGGTTTCGAACCCACGTCCAAAAAAGCAGCTAATACAACTATAAACGATCAAATATAAATATTAAATATTCCAATCCTCTTCAGCAATTTGCAATGCTAAAAGAGGAGACATATTTCCATCTGACTTAGACATTGTTACTAAAGCATAATATATAACTTCAACTAATTTTTCTTGTCTATTTACCCTATCTAATATTTGAGATATTTCTATTATCTCATCACTTCCTACTTTATCTAAAAACTCTTCTTGAAATTTATCCATTTTTATCTTATTTTATTTAGTATCAAAGAAAAACATTTGCCATAATCTACCAGTTTCTATACTATGACCAAAATATCCCATAGAACTGTGAATTGATTGTGCATCAAATATTACCATTCTATTATAAACATTACCAAATACATCAACATCTTCATATAAAGTTCCATCACAAAAAGTTTCTTGTTGAGGAAAATAATCAAATACATTTTTACTTTGAGATGAATGATATATTTTTGATTTTTTATTAGCTACAATTTTAGTTCCTGTTTCAAATGGAGCATTAGGAGTTAAAAATACCATAGCAGCCCATTGTTGACTATCACAGTGATAAACTTTAGGAGGAACAGCACTACCACAATGTCCACTTTGAAATACACCACATATTGAATGAGTTTCGGTCCAATTACTAATTTTTTCTCCCATTACATCTTCCATCTTCTCTTTTACTCCTTCAAATATAAATTGTTTTCTAGTTCTCCAACCAACTCCACCATGACCTTTATCCCAATACATTTGACCTAAAGCATAATGTCTAACAGCATCTGGGTTTTCATAAAAATCATCAATTATCCAAACCCTTTTATTACTATTTTTATTTACTCTAAATTGATTTGTTTCAATTACACCCCAATCAGATTTATTATTTGAATCCTTTGTATATGTCTTTTCCATTTTTTTTTTAATTTAAAATCCTAAATATTTTTTTCTAATAAAATCAATATCCCATGTAGTATAAGACTGAGGATATTCAATATTATTAAAAGGTTTATTATATGGGTTAACTATTCTCCAACCTTTTCCCCATTTTTTATTAAGATACTCATAATTAATTAAATTTACTTTTTCTAATTTTTCAATTAATTGAGGATCTTCTTTTTTTGTTTGTTGTGCATTTTTATAATAACTTTCATCACCTTCAATTGCAATTTCATTTCCATGAAAATATTTATTTTTTAATCCTCTTATAGCTTTAGGATCTAAATTTTTAATTCTCATTATAAAATCACTATCTTCTCCATAAGCTGGGTATAAATTTTCATCAAATAATCCTATTATTTTAACTCCTATTTCAGTTATAGCAAATAAATCATAAGTACCAGTATTAAATTCCCCAGCTCTAGGATGAATTAAACTTACGTCTTTATGTTGAGCTATATCAGCAATTTCTTCTAATAAACCTGGTGTAAAAGAAACATCATGGTTAGATATTACCCAATATGGTTCCATTAAAAATGATTTTATAATTAAATTCCAGGCAGCAGGAACTCCTAAATTAGATGGTAAATGTGTTATATGTAATTTTTTTATGTTTTCATTTAAAAAACTTTCATACCTTAATTCTTCTAATTGTGTTTTAATTTTTTCATTACCGCTATTATTAATTATAAATAAATTATCTACTGGGTAATCAATTGAAAGGATTAATTTTTCTAACCATTGAATTCCATTTACAATAGGTACTCCAATAACAGGTATACTTGGTTTATTCTTCATCAATAAAATGTAAAAGTCCTAAATTAATCATGTTTTGATTTATTAAATTTTTATACCTTTCATCTAAATCATTTAGAGCATTAGTATGTAATTCTAAAAACAAATCTTCACTTTCTTTCTTTTTACCAATATACCATCCTGATAAAGCTTTATAATATAAAAATGAAAAATATCCATTATACCTATTATAATATTTAAGTTTTTTATTATTATCTATGTTAGATAATCCCATACAAGCATATGAATACATCATATGATATTTTTCTGAATCAGAAGGGATTCTTATATTACCACAAAATTCTAACCATAAACATATAGCATTATAAGCTTCTGGTCTATTAGGAGAATGTGCTATTGCTTGGAGTATTTGTCCTCTTTCAAATGCAGGTCTTCCTCCTACTTGTGCCATACAATTCCATGAACATAATAAACTTTCATATACTAAATTTTCATTTTTAGATAATTCTGCACATCTTAAATAATAAGATATAGCTGAAGCATATTGTTTAATATCAAAATAACTGCATGCTAATTCAAAATTATACACATCCTTTCTAGGATCAATAATGTATTGATTTAATTTTTCTTCTAATTTATAATTCTTCATATTCTATTTTTTCTAACATTATTTTTGGCATTTTAAATATGTAAGCAGCATTATCTTGATATCCAAAAGTAATTAATAAATTATCACCATCTTCTACTAAACCACAATTAAATTCTATCATAGCATCCATAAATTTAAATCTTTTAGATACTTTAACAATATTCCAATCTTTATCATAAAAAACAAATCTATGATGATAGTGAGCGTCTTTTCCATTTCCAACAGGATGCCAAGGGAAAAAACATTCATGAGTAATACATAATCTATATTCACCAAAAGGTATAACTTGTGATCCTCCTCTTAAATCACAATTTTCTAGTTTAATATTAGATATTTTTTCACTCCAATCTTTTTTAATAATTGTTTTACAATTTTTATTTTTACAATCTACTTTTACTAATTCTACAGGATCAGCATGTCTAAGAAAATGATAAGGCATATCTAAAACAGGCATCCAATTCTTTTCAAGATAAGTTTCTCTTTCAGGAACTTCTATTCTATCTCTTGTAATTTCTTTAAAATTATCATCTTCTAAGATAACTTCACACATTTCCATTCTCCCAGTTCCAATTTCATCAATATCTCTTCTTACACCACAGGTATATAATTTATCATCCCATCTAAATATTCTTACATCTTCTTGACCTATAAAATCCCAAAGTGGAGGTTTATCATATTTAGTAGTATCAATTTTACTAAATTTGGTTATATTTAAATTATCATCTAAATGACATAAATAATTAATTGTTTCTAAAAATTGAAATTCTTCAGGATTCATATATTGCATACATCCCCACATACCCCAGTATTTTTGTTCAAATTCAACATGATGCATTACATATCCTACGTGTCTTATATTAACTAATAATCCTTCTTTTTCATCTTTAAAAATAGTAGCATTACATAACCCTGTTCCTCCTGTAAGATCACTTGGAATTATTAAAGGTTTTATACTTCCTCCATATTTTAAAGAGGATTTAACTAAATTATTTTCTTTTGGATATAAACTTTCCCAATTCATATATTAATTTTGTATTAATTTCATATTACTCCATGTGTTATTTATTATAATTATTATATAACGCGTTAAAACCGCGAATTAACGCGGTTTTTTGCGAATATTTTAAATTATTAACAAGCATATTCTAAAGCTTTAGCAAACATTTTTCTATTTAAATCTAAATCTTGTTTGAAATTTTTAATAATTCTAGCTTGTCTTTCTTTACCTCCTTCTGTATTGTAATGAAAATTTCCGTTAATAATATTTTCTTGAATTGTATTAAATACTTCCCACAATCCATTACCTTCATCTTCTATACGTTGAGTTTTTAAAACTTCTTTAACAGCAAATTCATTATATGAGTTATTTGTATCTTTAACTCTTATATTTAATAAATCTTTTGCTAAATCAATAATTTTATCCTCTTCTAATTCAACTTCTTTCATTTTATTCATAGACTCAACAGTTAATGGTAATTTCTTAACCATATCTTTAATCATTCCCTGAAGTTCTTCAAATGTATAACCCATATGACGCATTTTTACATCTTCAAATTCTGTATCTGCAATAACTAATCCATTTTCGCAAATCATTCTAAATAATCCTGCTGTAAATGTAAAAGCATTTTTACCATCATGAGAATTTGTTAATAATATTTGAGGATAAACTGTATCACCATCTTTTCCATTAATAACAATATCATCATTTCTGAATATTAATAAATGTTTTTGAAATCCTTTTGTTGATTTTTTTCTAGCTTTAACTTCTTTTACATCAACAACACCCCAACCTAATGATTCCATATCATCAATAACTTTTTCTGTTGGAATATGAGTATATTTATCTGATACCTCATTTGATGGTGTAAGTGTGAATACTGAAGGAGCTGCATTTCTAATTGCATCCTTACTCATGAATTTTACTGAATTTAAATTTAACATAACTTTTATTTTGATTTTAATTAATATTTGTGCTTTTTGCACCTATTTACCCTGTAAATATACGAAAGCTCTCTCGGGTATCCAAGCTTCCTGCGCATTACTTTATGAAGCTTTTTGTAATAAACTTGGAGAAACTTTTGACTGCATAAAACCTCCAATTTCAGAAACTCTGATATTTTTAGACATTATTTTTTCTATTAAAAACTTTTTACCTACTACAGATTTATGATTAATAGTAACAATGTCACCAATATTAAAATCTTCTTTTGATAATTTTTGTGTTGGTATACCATCTGTAGCTGTAACTTTAAATCTTACTTCATAACTATTATATCTCATAGTACCTAACTTGATATTAACACCATACTTTTTTTGCAATCCTTCAACAGCTTTTTCAAAATCATTTCTAAAATTTGTAATTTCTGAACTTTTCATAACCTTTATTAATTTTAATTAGTACTTGTGCGTTTTGCACTCATTTATACCGTAAATATACGAAAGATCTCTTGGGGAGCCAAATATTTTCGCGGGAGTCTTTAAAAGTCTATCTTAAGATATTACTAATGTAATACCTCCAGTAGCTCTTAACATTGAAGAACTAACAGCAACTGTTGATAAAGGGGTAAATTGATATGAACTACCTCCAGAAGGAACAACTACTGATGATATGTAGGATGACGTAATTAATGTAGAAGCAGTAATATTAGTAAAAGTAGCATATGTGCCTAAAGCATTAGTAGGTCTATTAGCATAAGAACCAGTAGCATTTCTAACAGTTTCTACAGTAAAATAAGCAGAACCACTTGAAGGGTTAGTTAATGTAAATGTTTTTTGCCCAGAAAGTGCTTCTGTTGGTGTTCCTGCTCCATTTAATTGTTGTGCTGTATAAGATGCCATTATATAATTTTATTATAAATATTATGAATCACTAGTTGCTGATGTAAAATCAATTAAAAACCCACTTCCTTTACTATCTATTAATTCAAAATCTGTCCCATTATTTTGTTTTAAGATCTCATAAGATTGAGAAATTGGATTATTAACAGCTGTTGTATCCATATTAAATTTATAAGAATAACTTATTAATGGGGTTTTATTGGATTGATAAGATGATTTATCTAAATAAATACTAGCGCTTAATGTTGTATTTGGTGATAAAGTTCTATTATATGAAACTTCATCTATAACATGATAAGAAGTACTTACAACACCATAGTTAGAAGTCCAAGATACTATTAAAGGTTTTGACATAATATAATTTTATTATAAATATCAACTAATTCATAAAGCCGTCTAAGATTTCTTCTTCTTAGCATATCCACATACCTAGATACGTATATACTCCCCACCATATAAAAAATTTATAAAAAAAAGAGATTGGGAGTTATGAATTTTCCACTCCCTTACCCATATAGGGAAATGATGATTAAATTGATAGAGCAAATATCACCACCATAAGTAAAATGTAAACGGCTGGCGCGATATTAATTCTATTGTCTATACTATTTTCTTCCATGGTCATAGATATAGGAGGCTGGGTTTAAGCGGGTTACAAGTATATTACACTTATATTACGAAATTATAACGAAATTGGTTTGAAAAAGTTTC